TTCTATTCGGGACAAGGCTTCCTCAACGGCTCCCCTAGCGTCCTTCCCTGCAAGCTGTTCGATATCAAAGTCATCAATAGATAACCGAAAGAACGGCGAGTTAGGAGGCAAGAGGGTCATAAGGAGTTTAGAGGCTAGGTTATTGATACCTCTGGCACCCACCGACTGATAAGGCGTTTTATACAGGGTAGAACCTGAGTGTCCTTCGGGTGGTACAAGTGTTGGAATGGTTAACTCAGAGGCATCTCTGCCGCGCTCTAGGAATGAGTGCCTGTGTGACTCTAGCTGTGTGTACCTACCAGCTACAGACTTATTTTGTGCGTTTAGCATGGCACCCTCTTTTTAGTATAAACCACCCGAATACTTATCTTTGTCTGGACCCTTACCACCAAAGCCAAGCCCTGTGGTTCTGCTGGTGCTTGGCGTTGAGGCTGTAGTCATTGTAGATTTGGATTTTTTACCTGAACCCATGACGTTCATTGGTGTGTCTCTATAAGCTCTGCCCACAGTCCCACCACCGTCACCTTCACCCGAAGTTCTTACAGGTGCAGCGGTGCGTTTAGGGTTATTGTAGGCTTCATGCGAAATGTACTCTACACCCGTACACATCTTTAGGCACTCTTAGGAATTGAGAGGCCAGAACCAGACATAGGTGTACCCACATCGTTCTTCTTAGCGATACGAAAGGCTTTCTTGCCCTTAGCTTTCTTCTTTAGGGACGCACTGTCGCTATCAACCGCATCAAAATCCACTGTCTTTGTGTTCAAGACAGCCGCAGCGGGTGCTGATGCCCCAATAGTAGGTGTCACTGTTTTTTGCTCTGGCATGACAACTGTTTTCTTAGGTAGGCACATGGTTAGTCCTCTTCTTCAAACTCTGTAAGTTGGCGTATCTTTTCGATGACGCTTTGTTGGCCTTGCAGATAACGGAAGTCTTCAGCGGTCAGAGAGATATCCATAGGAATCCTGTCTGGGTACTGAGCTTCAAGGTACTGTAGAACCTCTTTTGATATCAGCGGTGTGCCTGTAAATATTTTCATGGTGGTAAACCCGATAATGTCCAAGAAACGAAAAAGGGCCGCCCGAAGGCGACCCGAAGTTAGTTAACCCAGTTAACAATCCCTAAAGCTCACAAGTACCACCCGTACATGCTAGTTCCTGTGAAGCAACTGTCATGTCATTAGCTTCCCTGTAAGCCGAGAAAGAAACTGAGGGCATTTTACCCTTAAAATCAGAGTATTGCAACTCGTTTATTTCTTCATAAGGTGCTTGTATGTAGGTGTGTTCATCGTCTTCCCTAGGTAAAAACGACACGCCCCCAACATCTTTAAAGTTCTGATACACGTAATCAGCAACTCCAATCCACTCGTCCTCAGAGACATACACGGTGATACTGGGGTTATGCTCTGTCCAGTGCTTTCTATACAGCATCCACAAGCGAAGCTGGTCCATGGCAGACATTTCGTGCCTAGTCACAGATTGATATGGTGACTCAATAGGGAAAGAGAAAACCAAGTTGTCTTTGTTATATTTATCCTCTTCGCTGGGGATACCCGCATCCACCATCCATGTTGCCAGAGGGTCCTTTACATCTGCCCGTACACGCCGAATGTAGTGTTTGGCGTATCGTGGGTGAATCCCAGAGGCAGACGAACTAAGCTGAGAAACCGTGCCGCTAGGTTTGACGCAAGTGGTCGCAACAGACGGAGGAATACCCAGTGTTTCAGCCCATTTCCCGTTTGTATCCAAAACAATCTGTTTCATGCGCTCAAGGCGTTGCCCTAAGTTATCCTCTTCAAAACTTGTAGGCATACTATACATCAAAGGGTTGTCCATAATGCCAGTAAAACTAACACCCAACAGACGTTCTTCTTCCATGTTTTTCTTCCACTCAGGACGTAAGTACCGAATGTCGGTCAAAGCAGACTGAAGTGTTCCCAATAAAGTCGCTATCTCAACCTTTTTGGTCAATGAGGCTTCGTCATCTTCAGCCCTAATGATTACCTCTGAGAGATTGCATGTCTGCATATTTCGTAACAATATCTCCCCGCAAGGATTTGTCCCAAAGTCATGATTGGGGTCCCTACGGGCTGACTTAGTGGCCTGTGACTTCGCGGCTTGCCTGTTGAAGATACCTCTTTCACCACTCTGAGACTTATACAAGGCAGTCCATTCGTGCAAAAAGTCTCCTAATTTTGGCTTATTTGGGTAGGCCACAGAATTATTGCATAGCTGCCTGTCTACATTGTCCTTCCACCATTCCCCTGATTTACAATAACGCATTTCGTCATCGTTAAGGTCCGAGAGGCTAATCATGGCACTTCGGCGCACCCCACCAACCACGACTGAACCAGCAATCGCACAAAGGATATCGTGACATTCTATCGGTTTAAGGCGGCGTCCTTCTGCTTCCCGAAAGGTACGAACAACAAACGTAAACAGCCTTTGCAAAGGGTCAGGACCAGAGGCCCTACCGCCAAATACCTTGAGGCGTGAACCAGAGGGTCTAATTTTACTCAGGTCCCATTTAGGAATACGACCTGAATACAAGCTGGTTATCAAGGAACGTAACCCTTCGGCCCATCCAATCTTGCTGTCATCCACAGTAATCACAGTGTTATCAGCTTTTAGTTTCAATGGGACACTAGGTAGTTGTTCGGTGTTTGCACGTTCCACAGAATAACCAACACCTGTACCACACATCAGGAGATACAAGGTTTCATCAAAGGCCCTCTGGTCGTTAATCGCCAGATACGAACAATTATAACCCGCTATATGGTCCCTCTCCAAAGCTGGACCTGCTGTCATTATTGCTCTCATAGAAGGGACAACGCCTAGCGACTTGATATACCCAGAGGCTTCCGAAAGTGCCTCTGTTGCCTGTGGGAACTTGGTCGAAAAGAAATCAATGTACCTATCGACACTTTCATCCCATGTTTCCCTGCGTTCTTCCCCCTCAACAAAACGGGCATATTTACTGAGTGCGATATATTGCTGATACTGGTCCATTAACGGTTATCTCCATTACCCTTGAGGGCTTTTCTTTTTTGTCTATCTGCTAGTTTGTCTAGGTTGCCTTGGGCCACTTCATCCAAGTCAAATCCTAGGTGCGTGGAAAGCTCTGCAATAAACCACAGAACATCCCCCAACTCTTTCTTGAGGCCATCACGGTTTAACTCACCGTCACCCCTGTAGTATTTGGCAACCTTATCGGCTACCTCACCGCACTCAGCGCATAACCCAGTGACACAGTAGGCCATGCCCATTTCTGGGGGATATACCGCTGTGCTGTGGGCTTTCTTTTGGTAGTTATTGAAACCAAGGGCTTTGCTGGCTTCAAGGACCTTTGCGTACTCTTCACGGTTAATCATCGAAAAACTCCATTTAGCCATTAGTTGTTACCTCTTGGATTAATCTTGAGAGGTAGTTTTGGGCTTTCTTGAGGTCTTCAACTCTGTCTTTGTGTTTATGATTGTACCGCCATAGGTATTTGATGATTGTACCTTGAAGGTAGGCTTCGTAGGATTTACCCGTAGCCGCTTTGATTGCATCAATGCACTCAATCTCGCTCTGATTATAGTGGGCGGGTTTATTGACCATTTCATCCGTCACTCTTGCATCCTCTAATCTTTTATAATGTTCGTATTTCATTGGATTGGTGGCTCCCAAAGCGTGTCCCGCTGGTTCTTCCTGAGAATGAAAGCTAGTCGGGCGTTGGTCAGGGCATCATCGAAGGTCTGCCCAGCTTTTTCGTAGGCCGCGAGTACCTTTTCCCATGGGGTAAGCCCATCTTTTTTCATGAGTATCTTTTCGGCTTTTACAGGACCTACACCCACACAGCCTTTGTAGTTATCCGCTGTATCACCAACCAAAACTTGCATCCAAAAGTTCCTGTCGGCAGTCTCAGGGGATATCTCTACAACCTCGTCATCTATGAGGTGCAACCCAGCGATTTGCCGAAGGTCTTTATCAATGGACCAGATTACAGTTTTGTGTGGGAGTGCGCTTCCATAGATACCCAGTAGGTCATCAGCCTCAAGACCATCGAAGGAAACACACCGCATTGTTTCTTCCATTCGTTCACGCAGCGGTCCTAGGCAAATGGGCTTACGCTTGCCTATGCGGTTTGCCTTGTACTTTGGGTCAACATTCTTTCGGAAGTTATTTTTGCCCGAAAAGAAAACCCAAGCATTAGTGCAGCCCGACTTTTCGTGCAGTAGTTCCACCATATCCGCAGCGTAAGCATAGGCTTCACTGGTGTATGAGTGCAGTGTCCATAGGTCATCCCCCCAATGGACGGGGTGTTCACTTACAGTAGCAGCTTTAAAAGCCACAATATCACCATCTATAAGTAGTGCAGTCATTCTTCATCCTTTACCAAAGTGGATAGATTAGAATAAATCTCTAGTTGTTCTTTAGTGAACAGCTTGGAGAGCTTAATTAGATACATTCGGGAAGCGTTGTTATCCCCACCAAAAACAGTCTTGAATTTGTTTGGTTCCCGAATAATCTTGCGAAGGGTGTCCACAGAAAACAACAAACGACAATAAACATCGTCACCTACCGCTAGATTGTGAACCCAATAGTCGGCCTCAGTAGCATCAATCCCGCTGGGTTTCCCGTAGCTTTGGTACTCAATGCAAATGTTGCCTGTTTTAACCCACTTGTCCCTCTCGGTCTTCACTTCGACCTTCTTGTTCTTCAGGACGTTTAGGAACTCAGTTTCATGAAGTTCACCATAGGCCAAATCTAGGTCAAACTTCTTTCGGTTAGCCTTAGTGGGTTTCAGCCCAGTTTTTTCCGAGCTTGTATTCCCCGTCGAGTGGGATACGGAAATTGTAGTACGTACCCGCTTTTTTGATTGCTTCGATACAGAGTTTACCAATGGTATCTCCTACCTCTTTCCGAACAATTACCTGTACCTCGTCATGGACAAAGGCGGCTTGCCAATAGTCCTTGCCGTGGATAAAGCCTTGCTCTTTTAGTAATTTATGGAACTCAACAACCCAGCGTTTACAAATGACAGCCCCACAGCCTTGCAGTAGGGTATTCATTGCAGCATGTGCGTGTCTGACAGGCATCTTGCGCCTGTCGAGTCCATAGAGATAACCCCTGAGTGCGCCTTTGTTGACCGCATTTCGCAGCTTATCCAAGGCTGGGGTTTTGCTTAGAAATTCCTTCTTTAACCTAGCTCCCTCCTTACTACCCTTACCCACGATTTTACCAATTTTCTCGTCGCCTGCCCCGTAAAGCCAACCGTAAATGAATGTCTTAGCCATGTCGCGTGAGGGTAATCCAGCCGCAAGTTGGTTTGCCGTATGGATATCTCCGTTAAGCAAGATATCAGCATACTCACCGTCATCATAAAGGGCCATAAAATGAGCCAAGCAACGCAGTTCCAAACCAGAACAATCAGCCCCAAGGACCACAAAACCATCAGGTGCGTGAAAAAGACTACGACACTCCACACCATATGGAGCCGATACGCTAGGGATTTGGCTAGTGTTGGGATTTTGGTGCGTACATCGTGATGTAACTGCGCCCATATGATTGACACTTCCATGAATTTTCCCGTCCTTTACTAGCTTCATCCATGCTTGCGCTCCGTCCGAAAGTTGCCCAATGCGTTTCTGCAACATCAGGTATTCATTCAGGAGTTTAGCCTCTGGGTACTCAAGTTCACTGAGGATTTTTTCGTCCACCTTGGGGATGCCTGTGTCTGTAAACTCAGAAGGCTCCCACCCATGTTTCTCCATGAGCAATCGACTGATATGCTCACGGCTACTGGGGTTAAACGGGATTTCTCTGCGCTTAATAAATGGCTCTCCCTTGACGTAACCGCGAGTACGGTTGTCCCTCTTTGGGATGAACTCTATCTCTTCTATCCAAGGGGGTTGGTTGGTGGTTAGTTCCGCTTCGATACCCATGCGTCTTTCATTCAGAGTAACGAACAATTCCTGTGCCTTTCGTTCATCGAAGGGAAACCCATCTTTCTGCTGTTGAATAAGGATTGAATGGATATCGTGTTCTAGCTGAATGGCATCTTCGCTATACCCAAGGGCTTCTATCTTGTGGAATAGCTTGACGTTTAGCTTTACGTCCTGTCGGCAGTAGTCCAGCATTTCTTGGCTGTACTCTGACCAATCAGTTTCCTCTGCAAACTCACCCTTATATTCCCCAAGGCGATACCCCCAAGCCTTGAGGCTGTGGCGTCCTATCATCTTCGGGGGCAGCTTGCCCATTCGGAACAGCTTGAAGTCCCTGTCCTTACGGTCAGGCCAGATAAGCCGTGACATAACCAGCGTGTCCCGAATTGTTAACCCAGTTAACTTTTCTTTGGGATACAGCTTTGTCAACACAGGAAGGTCAAAGCCAACAAGGTTATGACCAGCAAGCATCTTGGCTGTCTGAAGGAACCTGATGCCAGTAACGATATCTCTTTGTTCCCAATAGTATTCATCGCCAGTATCTATATCACTGGCAACAAGGCAATGGACCTTTGTAACGGAGTCCAACAAACCGTCTGTTTCGATGTCAAACAGAAGTCTCATCTATACGTCCTCTCGCGGGAGTAACTAATTAAAAGTCGGAAGTTGCAGCGGGAAACTTTACAACAGCATCGTCATCATCGAAGTCTGCCGAAGAAACCTCTGTCATACGCCCAGTGTATTTGTCGTATTCCAACAAACATCCTACGCCCGTTTCGCCCGTCCATCTGTTCTTCAGGACCCTAACAACGGTCATGTTGCCTGTCTCCTGGTCCTGTTGGTCCCGTTCACATCCCAGTACGATATCTGAGAGTTGTGCGATACCAGCGGAACCCCGTAACTGAGCCAATGTTGTACGACCACCTTCCTCATGTCCCTTGCCTTCAGGACGCTTGAGGTGACTCACAAGAATGAGGCCAATCTTTAGTTCTTCCACTAAGGCCCGACACTTGGTCATGGTGTTGTCTATGAGGCGTCTTTCGTCGCCCCCTTCCATGCCCGAAACCACGATTGATATATGGTCGAGTATCACCCACCCACATTCACACCCACTGGCAAGATACCTAATCTTATCCATGAGGTTTTGGCTGTCAGTAGAACCCCAATGGTCGTACAGGTAGACCCTTCCTGTACCAAGGGTGCTGTCAAAGGCTTCCTTCAGTTCGTCTTGTGATACCTCAACGGTTCCAAGATGAAGGGGTTTGTTTATGGCTAGTGACATGAGGCCCAAAGAGGTACGCTTGACGCTCTCTTCAAGTGCTATGTAACCCACGGTTTCCCCCTGTGTCAGAAGGAAGTGGGAGAACTCACGGCAAAGCTGTGACTTACCTATTCCAGAACCAGCGGTAACAGTGACAATCTCACCCTTTCGCATCCCAAGGGTCTTAGCGTTAAGGCCAGCATAGGGGTAGTCGAAGGATACTGTATTGTCCTCACTGGTCACTACGTCCCAAAGCTCAGTACCATTGACAATCCCATCGGGTCTGAAGGGCTTGGCATCGAACAT